AGGGTGTTCGCAAGTTCAACCTAGCTTAATAGGTAACTAAGTCGCTCTAGGGGGTCAGTAGCCCTCTGACTCCCTAGAGTCTTTAGAAAGGATCATCATGGCATTAACTACAGTTGCAGAGCTTCGCTCCACACTGGGTGTTGGCACTTTATACACAGATGCAGTTTTAGAATCTGTGGCAGATGCCGCCGATGCAGTTCTTTTGCCGATGCTCTGGACTAACACTAACTATGCTGTGTCACATTCTAATGTTGGCACAGTGGGCACATTGTACTTTGATGAATCAGTTGAAAATGTTTATTATGTAGGACAAGAAATAACTGTATCTAAAGCAGGTTCCAGATTTAATGGAACAAAAACAATTTTAAGTGTTGGTGAATACTCAATCACAGTAACTACAACACACATAACCGATACACCTAAGCACCCTTTTAATCCTTTTGCTGAAGTTGCTGGTCGCACTTATGTGGACTGGACTTTAGATCAAGCAGTACAAAACGCAGCTTTGATGATCGCTGTTGAAATCTGGCAAGCAAGAACCTCGACTTTGAGCGGTTCTAATGCTATCGATTTCCAGCCTAGCCCCTATCGGATGTCAGCACAATTACTGGCGAAGATCAGGGGCTTGATTTCTCACGCACTCGCGCCAACATCAATGGTGGGCTAAATGCCAGTACCGATTACAACACTAAGAACTACTTTAGCAACTGCTTTGGTAGATAACACTAAATACCAAGTTTTTGCCTTTCCACCAAGTGTTGTTTTAGCCAACTCAGTTATCGTAAGCCCAGATACAGAATATATTGTGCCTACTAATAACCAGCACATAAGTATTAGTCCGATGGCTAATTTTAAATGTCCGATTGGGAAAAAGAGAACGAGGCCTTTCTGATCAAGATCGGACAGGTTGCAACACCAGCACCAAAACCAACACTAACTAAGAAAGACGAGGAATAATCTCATGGCCGTATTTTTGAATAACAAAGTTGGAATAAAAGTAGCAACAGTCGATCTGAGCGATCATGTCCAATCCGTGACTTTGAACCGCACATTTGACGAATTATCTGTCGTGGCTATGGGCGATAGCAGTGCGAAGGCAGTAAAAGGCCTAGAGACATCTTCTATCACAATTGATTTCCTAAATGACACAGCAACAGCAAGTGTACTTCCAACACTTCAGGCAGCATTTGGAACTACAGTAACTGTTGTATTGCTACAGGATAAGGGTGCAGCAGTATCAGCGACAAATCCACTATATACGATGTCATGTTTAGTAAATAATTTAACAGACATCAATGGTGCTGTTGGCGATATTTCAATGCAGTCAGTAACATGGAACTGTAACTCAACAGTTGCAGTAACAACAACAGGTACTTTCTAAACAACTAACAAAGGGGCTAATCATGGCAAGACTCAAGATCGTTCGACAAGATGGAAGCGTACTAGAAGGCGAAATATCCCCAGCAGTGGAATTTTCGTTTGAACAATATGCTAAAAAGGGTTTTCATAAGGCTTTCCGCGATGAGGAAAAGCAATCGGATGTCTATTGGCTGGCATGGGAAGTCACACGCAGGTCAGGTGAAACTGTAAAGCCTTTTGGGATGGACTTCATAGAAACGCTTAAGAGCGTAACTGTCGAGGACTCTGACCCTTTAGCATAAAGCGGGATCTGCCATTCACCTACCTAATTGCTCGCTTGAGTATTAGGTTACAGATACCGCCACAACATTTATTAGAGCTAGACAGAGTAATGCTAAATGCACTGCTCGAAGGTCTAAATGATGAAGCAAAGGAGATCAAAAATGCAAATAATAATCGAAACAAACGCTGATCTTCGCAAGGCTCTCCGCCGATTTGCTCCAGATTTAGAGAAGGCTCTCAAAAAAGAAATAGCAGGAGTTCTAAGACCAGTAGTAAAACAGGCTAGGGGATTTGTACCATCTGCCTCACCTTTAAGCGGCTGGGCTCCTAGATCATTTACTGAGGCAAGATTCCCATACTTTAGCGCTAGAGAAATTAGATCAGGTATCGGATATAGGACAACTGTTTCTAAACCTGACTCCAGAGGATTTACTTCCCAAGCTAGTATCTTTAACGCATCCGGAGCAGGCGCAATCTATGAAGGTGCTGGTCGTATTGGGCCTCAGCCTTGGGTAGGGCCTAATGCTGGTAGTCGTAGTAATAAAGTAAGCAAGTCTATAAACCCTAATGCCGGTCAACAGTTTATTGATGCGTTACCAGAATTGACAGGCAGCTCTAAAGGTAGAGGCCGATTGATCTTCAAAGCGTGGGCCCTTAATCAAGGTAAAGCAGAAGGCGCAGTCCTTAAAGCTATTTCTACAGCAAGGCAAGAATTAGTCAGACGATCTAATGTTTCAAGTCTTAGGAGACGCGACTAATGAATATCAATGAAGTAATCAATATATCCTCTAAGTTAGATGCTAAAGGATTTAAGCAAGCAGAGTCAGCTAGTGCAAAGCTAGGCAGAACTGTTAAGAATCTTGCCGGAACTTTTGGTCTGGCTTTTGGTACTGCCGCTGTTGTTGCTTATGGTAAAGCTTCTGTAAAGGTTGCACTGGAGTCTCAGGCAGAGCAGGAAAGACTCAATAACATCCTTAAGGTCACAACTGGAGCAACTCAAGCCCAGATTGATGTACTTAATGAGCAAGCAAATGCCTTAGAGCGTATTGGTGTTGTTACTGGTGGAAACATCAAAACAACTCAGTCTCAGTTAGCAACATTTGATTTACAGATTTCAACGATTAAAACTTTAACTCCAGCGATTCTAGATTATGTAACTGCTGAAAAGGGTGCCACAGCATCTGCCTCTGATTTTAAGTCTATGACTAATGGACTGGCTCAAGCCCTCAATGGTAACTTTACATCATTGACTAAAACTGGCTTTGTGCTAGATGAATTTACAAAGAAAACTATTAAAGAAGGAACTGAGACAGAGCGAGCAGCAGCTTTAGTTAAGGTTCTTAACTCTACATACAAAGACTTTAACGCTAATCTTAGAAACACAGATGCAGGAAAGATGCAAGTCCTTGCCAATACTGCTAAAGAAGTCCAAACTATTATTGGCTCTGGCATTATTGAGTCACTGAAACTGCTAAGTGAAGATACGACAATCGATGCGTTGACATTAAAAATGAAATCTTTAGCAACTGCTACTTCTGATGCAAGTGTTGGATTTTCGCTAATGCTTAAAGACATTAAAGATGAGGTTTCAAAAGATCCTCTTTTAGGTTCATTTTTTGATTGGCTATTCAAAGACATGACTACAGGATTTCTTCCTTTAGATACTGCCATCAATCGTGGTAAAGAAAGACGAGAAACCCTTGCTTACAACAAAAATGAGCATAAGGCTAAACAACAGATTCTTGCTATTGATAATAAGGCAGACAAACTAACCAAAGCTCAACTTGCTGCACAAAATAAACTACTTGCAACTCAGCGGAAAATTGCAGCAGAGAAGAAAAAGCAGGAGATTTTAGACAAGGCCGCTCTAGTCCTTGCTCAAGGCCAGAAGTTATTTGATGAAGAAGGCATTCAGTTAGCCGCCGCAGCACAGGGCAAACTAACAGAAGAAGAACGCGTACGCGTTGCCCTTAAGAAGGACATTTATGAATTAGAAGCGGCAATCAATGAAGAAAACATTAGTGCCGCTGCTCGCTTGTCTAATAGTATGGTTGCCAACGCTCAGAAATTAGCAGGCCTACGCGGTGACATGATCGGTTTGAATGACATTGAGAATCCATTTACAGCATGGCTTGAAACACTTAAGCAGATGGCAGCAGAGTTGGCCAAACTTGCTAACATCAAGCCACTTGGTGCTTTGCCTATGGGCGGGGCTATGGCAGAGCCTTTGTACAGATACAACTCATTAAGTCAGCAGCTAGTGCCGGGAACTACTGAGAGATCACCTATGGGCTATGGTGGTGGTCAATTTGACATGAACTTAATACCTAGCACTCCATTGTACGGTTACAATTCTCTAAGCCAATCAGCAGTACCTAGCGGCGACACTATTGTGAACATTTCGGTCACAGGATCAGTTACAACAGAGCGCGATCTAGTCGCAGCCATTACTCAAGGACTTTACGCACAACAGGCTTCTGGTACTCCAGTTAATTACAGTACAATCAAGTCTCTAAAATAGATACTCGCAAAGAGCGCAACCTATTTCAGGATAAGTATCTCTCAGGCACAGCAACTGTTCGGATTATTGACCAAACGGGCGCGTGGAACCCCCAGTCGGTAACGAGTCCGTATTATCCCAATCTTGTACCTTTACGCTCTATTCAGATTTCAGCAAACTATTCTGGCACAAACTATCCGATCTTTAAGGGTTACATAACTGAGTATCTCTACACCTACCCTAAAGACCAAGAGATTGGCTATGTCGATCTCATTTGTTCAGATGGATTTAAGCTGCTGTTCAACTCCAATGTTACTACCGTCACAGGACAAGCTGCTGGACAAGATACAGGCACACGCATCAATCCAGACAGGCAATACAACATGCGTGGCAGACCCTGCAACGGTGCGTACGGGCCTTACAGCCATCCAAACGGCAGAGTTCACAGAGCAGGGCGCTTTCTATGTGGACAAGGCAGGCAACGCAGTGTTTAAGAATCGCCAGTTCGTCTATGATGCTCAAGCGGCAACACCTACTGAATTTTCTAATGCTGTCGGATCTACAGACATTAACTATGCAGGCATCGTCTTTGCCCATGATGACAAGACGATCGTTAATCAGGCTACAGTCACACGCATAGGCGGCACAGCACAGACTTTCTCAGATGCTACTTCTGTTAGCCAATACTTCTTGCACTCAATCACAGCCGACCAGATGCTTATGCAGACAGATGCCAATGCCCTAGCCCTAGCAACCGCCTATGTCACAACCCGTAAGGACACCACTATCCGCATCGAGTCAATTACTCTGGATCTTGTAACTCTAGGCTATGGGGCAGGAATTGAAGCAGCTTTAGACCTTGATTACTTTGACACTATGGAAATAACAAATGTCAATGTGTCAGGAACGACCATTGTTAAGAAGCTCCAATGTCAGGGAATTAGCCACAGCATCACCCCTAACACTTGGGTTACAGTTTTGACCACGCAAGAGCCATTACTCGATGTGATGTACTAGAATAGGACTATGGAGAAACAATCATGGCAGTAGGATTACCACTTAAAACGACATACGCTAATGGCGATGTCTTTTCAGCCTCGGACATTAACGATACTAATGGCACAATTAACATTACTGCTGCGCCTTTTGC